AGATCGAAGAGCTTTTTTGATGGCAGAGATCTCTGCGTGCAAGAAGATCTTGTGCTCATCAGCAGCATACTTCTTCTGAAACGGCGACGATTTGTAAGAAGAACTTCCGATGGAAATAATTTTTCCCTTGGAAACGATAGCAGCAGCCAATCTATGGTTTGCTACCTTTGGAGTAGCCGCTGCCACCGAAGTCAAATCTCGGAAGATCTTTTTTGTGCGTTTGTTCATGCAGTAGCGGTAATTGTGTTCGTTTTCACTTCCCAGGGAGCATTACCATTTTCCCAGTCAGCAGGGATCACATACATCCCACGACTCAGCCGAGTCATCTTTCCGTAGCCTTGCTTTGCGTGAGCGAACATCGTCAGGCCAATAGGATTTGTTTCAGCAATATTTTCGATTGTAGCGCGGTCGTATGGGTAGAAGTAATCTCTTGGATACCTTTCCTTTAAGGAAAAAACGAAATTCTTCAGTGCGACCATACGGTCAATCTTTGTGCGTGCCATATTTTAAATCACCTCTTACAAAAAAGATTAAGTTTCGAGAAACAGCCAGTAGCCGTCTTCGTCTGAGTCGTAGATTTCCCATCCCTCTTTAAGTAAAAGAGAGATCTCAGCAAGGGAAGTTTCAAATCGTGTACGGAAGCGCAACATTAGAGTAGCGCTAACCACAGATACATCACAAACAAGAAGAAGAGAAACGCCAGAAAACTGGTGAGTTCTTCAAAGCGAGAGGAGTTGATTCCTTCTTTCATAATATTATTCTACCGTATCCTTCCGAAAAACACAAGAACTTTATTTACTTTAAAATCAATGGTTTAGCAGGTAGTTTTATTAACTGAATACCAATTCCAGCCAACATCTAAATTAAAGATCCTACAAAAAGAATTTCGAACCTGGTTCACCTGGTAAGGCTTCGCCGTGGTTCCCCTCGGTTGAAGGTTCAAAATCTCACCAACGCCATCAATTTTAAAGATGTGATGACTCCCCTTAATTCTCTCTCCAAAGCCGAAGCGCAGCAAGAATCCGCGAAGATCTTGAAACCTGAAATTCGCGTCTGCACTTCCAGAAAGCAATCGCTCAAGACGTCGATCAGCCAGACCACGATTATACACTTTTTCTACATTTATCGACATCATAGGACGATCATAGCAATCGTTTTTCGTGACAGTGGGTAGATAAACGTTTTTCATATTGTTTCAATCAACCTTATAGAACTATCATAGCATAGACTTCCAAAAAACACAAGAACTTTATTCCCTTTAGAATCAACGACTTGTGCGTAAACCATTGAAAACAAATGATAAAAAAAGTTTTGGTTTTCACCCTATTATATGCATGCATACGTGCACGCGAGAAAGGCTAAAAAAGTCTAAAAAATCTTTCCCTTTAGAATCAACGAGTTGCAGTCAAGTCACTGATTCTAAAGGGAATAAAGTCCTTGTGTTCGTCGCACTTTCGTGCTATGATAGTATTGTTATGAAGGTTAACGAAATCCGCCAGCAAATGATTAACGAACTCGGTGAAAAGTTCGGCGACAAGGTGACTCGCAAGAATCTCATGGAAGTCTGGGAAAAGTATGGTGTGAACCCTGGCTTTTTGACCGTCAACAAAATTGACCGTGGCCTTTATGATATTTCTCAATTTACCAAGAATGGTGGTACTACTGTGACTGCTGCTGTTGCCGTTTCCAAGCCTGTCGTGACCGACGAAGAATTGCTGACTTCTCAACGTCGCAAGTTCCGTACCCTGAACCGTATGGCTGATGGCGTTGTCGCTGGCAACGTTCGCTCAATGATCGTCTCTGGTCCTGCTGGTATTGGTAAAACCTATACGATTGAAGGTCTGTTGGAATCTTCTGAATCCGAAGAAAAGATTCAGTACACTGCCGTTCGTGGCTTTATGAAGGCGACTGGCCTTTATAAACTTCTCTGGGAAAACCGCGAAGAAAACCAGGTCATCCTGCTCGACGATTGCGACTCTGCTTTCCAGGACGAAGTTTCCTTAAATTTGTTGAAGGCTGCTCTTGATTCTTCGAAGAAAAGAGTTCTGGCATGGCGATCGGAAAAGCGTTTCGAAGACGAATGCGGCGAAGAGATTCCGAACTCTTTTGAGTATCGTGGTTCGATCGTATTCATCACCAACCTGAACTTCGAACAGATGATTAACCAGGGCAACAAACTGGCTCCGCACTTTTCTGCTCTTATCTCTCGTTCGTTCTACATCGACCTCAACATGGGTTCTTCTCGCGAATACCTGCTTCGCATCAAGGACGTTCTTCAGAACACCGACATGGCTTACACGCTTGGCTTGTCTGAAACCCAGACCTCGGATCTGATGAACTTTATCGAAGAAAACTATACTCGGCTGCGCGAACTGTCGCTGCGTATGGTTGGTAAACTGGCAAAGATCATACTCTTCGCCGACTCAGACGAAGACTTCCGTGACGTTGCTGAAGTCACCTGCTTTAAGGTCCGATAAGGGTTATACTAAAAAGGAAAGATATTATGAATACACTAACCGAGATTTCTATTTGCTTTGCAGTTGTACACGGTATTATGGTTGTACGAACAGGCTATTCCTCGTTCTACTGGGCTTCGCGAGTGTTGTTTAATTTAGAAGCACTTCAGAATGGTATGGTTCGTTCGCTTCCGCATTGGATCAAACGCTGGAAGATCATGATGAACAAGGAAAGAATTGAGATGAGCCTCCTGTAATAAGGAACCTATTCATATGAACAAAGAAATCAATTCGATGGATCTACTGGGTTTACTGGAGCCACTGGGTTTACTGGAGCTACTGGATATGAACAAAGAAATCAATAGACCAATCTGCACGACTGCTGGTTGTGACAAAATGTGCAAGATTTCGATGACGGGCAATGGAAAAAAGTATTTTCATAAGTTGTGCAACCGTTGCACCGAAGTTAAAACGGCTAAGAGTCAAGGACTCACTTTGAAAGAATACAAAAGATTGTGCAACGAAAAAGTAGCTGCAAAAAGAGGAATTTCATTGAATGAATACTTTAGGCAGAGCAAGATTAAAAGACAAGGTAAGAAGTCATTTTGCGAGAACAAAGACGGAAGGCTTGGGTATGTTTGCACGGCTAAAATTGCACACGACATCATGCTAGAAGTAGATCACGTTGACGGAAACCCTTCTAATAACTCAGACGAAAATATTCAAACTCTTTGCGCGAATTGTCACCGATATAAAACTTTTATGCATAAGGATCACAAGACACCAGGAAGAACAGCACTAGGGTTGAGGTAATAAAAAAAGGGGAGCCAAATGGCTCCCCGATTTTCTTTCCCCTGAGGAAAGGTTTACATAAGATTCTTAACAACAATCTTACGATAGTAACCGTTTGTACCTGCATCCAAACCACCAGCGGAAGAACCGAAGTAAGGATTGCCAACTAGACCATAGCGGGTCTTGAAACCAATCTTTGGCTGGAAGGTGTTAGGATCAACTGCACGAACCTGCTGGAGTGGTACATATGGACAGAAGAACATACCTGCGTCATATGGGGACTTGCCCTTATAACCAACCATCATGAGGTCGTTTGTGGTGGAAGCGAAGTATGGATCAACATAGACACGATACTTGCCGTTAAGAACACCGCAGAAAGTATCCTGAGCTTCGTCGACGTTGAGGTCGGTTGAAAGAGCAGGAGCGTAATCGAGCTTGCCAGCCATTGCAAGAGCAGAAGCAACGTCTGAAGAAACTACGATAAAGTTACCCTTGCCGCGACGTGTGTCACGGGCAATAAAGTTAGCATCGCGGTCTGCTTGGAACATAAGACCCTTAAAGCGTTCTACTGACCAACGGCCATCAGAATCGGTATCAAGGTCAAATTGACCAGCAGTTGTTGTACCCTTTTGAGCACCAGTCTTAGCGATAGCATACATGGTACGCATGATTTCACGGTTGATTTCAAACATAATTTCAGCAGAAAGAATGTTTGAAAGTTCTGATTCAGCATCGAGACCGTGAACAGCCTTGAGATCCTGAGCAAGTTCGATTGAGTATTCGGACTTGAGAGCGCGGGTCTTGGCTGTTACTGTAACCTTCTCGATTGTGAAACCCAATTCAGCGGGTGTTACACTTTCGCCAGAAGCTGTCGAGAGACCAGTACCTGTTGCATAAGCAGCATCAAATGGATCAGTTCCTTGTGAGGTGCCTGTACCAGAGTATGCTGTATTTGCGTCGCCGAAGAAGCCAGTGGCGCCAATGTTTGGATTGACGTAGAGGGCTTCGCCGTTCGAGGTTGTACCAGAACCGTAGCGTGCCTTCATGGCGAAAATAAGGCCTGTTGGCATGCTCATTGGCTGAACACCACAGACATCATAAGCCATTAGCTGAGGCATAGCGCGACGAACTAGAGCAATGAGGATTGGGTCGAAGGAACCGCCAGAAGCAGCTACACCGAGAACAGCAGAAGCATCATTGACTTCTGAAAGAATGCGGCTTTGCTGGACTGCGTCGATTTCCTGGTTTTCTAGAAGGATAGCTGTTACTGCCTTCTTATGGTTGTCTGAGATAGGAGCCAGACCAGGATGGTCTAGAACTTCCTTCCACTTTTCGATTAAATGTTGTGACATTTTGGTGTTTGTTTCTCCTTGAAAAAAGAATTATACTTTTATTTATAAAAAATTAAAACTTGAGATTTTTCGAAATCGCATCCACGTACTTAGTGATTCTTTCGTTAGAAGGTTGCTGTGGAGCAATTGATTCTTCTAACATGGTATCGCCCTTTAGTACTTCTTTGGTGAACGCAGTTTCTTTAATCGTTTGTAACTTTTGTTCAAAAGAAGAAGCATTTTCAAAGGTCACGCTCTCAACGAGTTTCTTGAACTTTTCTACTTGGGTTGCAGTTAGTCCCTTCGTCGCTTCGTTAATTAGGTTTTCCTTCTTTTGCTTGTTCATCTTGTTTAGAAGATTGGCGTTTTTTTCAATTTGTTCATTAAGTCTGAGTTCAGCATCAACAACCTTTTGGGTCATCTCAACTACCATGTCTCTTTCAGGCACAGCCTTAAAGTTGAATTGTGAATAAAGTTCGTCAAACTTCTTTAGGAACGATTCAGCAAGTTGTACCTTGATCCCATTTTCAAGTGCCAACTTGTTTTCCTCAGCCCATTGTTCAGCAACATAAGTTAGGTACTTATCAATCTGCTGAGAATATTGTTCTTCTATCTCTTGCTTTACTGTCTTGCGAATATCGCCAGCAATTCTAGCAGACAATGTTGAGTCAGTAGCGATAGTATTTATTAGATTTGATAGAAATTCGACTGCAGGAGCAGCCATCTTGTTATTTGCTAGATCTCGGAATGCGGCACCGAAGGCAGTTTTAAACTTGCTCATAGACTTACCGAAAGCCTTTTCATCAGCAGAACCAACGCGCTTGATGTTTACGTTCTGGATAATGTCAGCTAGCTTACCTACCATTTCAGATGCGGCATCTTCTTCTAGATCATAGCTTGATTCGTCCATAGCTTGCTTTGTAGCAGTTGCAAACATTACTTCTTGCCAACGAGAGCCGTAACGCTTCTTCATACCTTCTTTGCCCTTCATCATAGCTTTGACGATTTCGTCGCGCTTCTTCATCTGGGAGTCGGACATAGCTTCTTCGACTGGCTCTTCTTCTTTTTCGTCTTCGTGTTCGTGTTCTTCTTCAGCTTCTTCGACTGGCTCTTCTTCTTTTTCGTCTTCAGCTTCTTCGACTGGCTCTTCTTCTTTTTCGTCTTCAGCTTCTTCGACTGGCTCTTCTTCGTCTTCGTCGGCGGCTTCTTCTACTTCTTTTTCGTCTTCGGAATCTTCGGACTCGGCTTCTTCTACTGGTTCTTCTTCAGATTCTTCATCTTCGTCTTCCTTTACAGGATAACCAGCTTCGTCAACCTTCTTTTCGTCTTCGTCTTCGTCTTCTTCGTGTTCTGCTTCTTCAGCTAGACGAGCCTCTACCTTGCGTTCAACAACATCGTTTAGAAGTGAAGTGATCTTTTCCTTCATTTCTGGGTTGATGTCGTTGCCTTCAAAGATGTTCTCGAAAGCTAATTTATCGTGGGCCATGTGAGATCTCCTAATTTAATTAATAGTATTTATATAAATTAAAGTTTCGACAGAAAATCTTCGAAGATCTTGATCTTTTCTTCTGCAAGACTTTTCTTAGATGACTTCTTGATTCTGTTCTTGTACTCTGATACTGACTTTTCTACCAAGATACCGTTGTTCCACATCCACTCTTTTTCTTCCATAACAGCAGAAACAAAGGCTTCAGGAGCAGAAGGATCAGCTACGATGTCTGCGGCAGTCATCAATCTAAAATCAGGTTGAACAATGTTAACTGTGCCTTCTTGTTTTAGTGAACCAACCCCTCTAGATGACACGCCTAATGTAGCTCCAGCATCAATAAGTGCCTTTACAATATTTCCATTAGGAGTTGATAGAATTTCAGCTTTACCAATAAAGTTCTTTCCGTCCTGTGTTAAAGAACGAATCATATGACAAACACGGTCTAGCTGAATTGTTGGTGTGTCAGGGTGACCTAACTCACCATAAGCTCTATTCTGGTTGATGTATTCTCTTGTATATCTATCAATCTCTTCTTTAAGAGTATTTATAGGATACTTGCGGTTGTTGCGGTTAGCGACGTCACCTTGAATAAAGATGCCTTCAATAAAATACTTCTTATTGGCTTCGACACCTTCGGCCAAGACTTTAACTTTAACTTTTTCTGTGACTTCTTTTAGGAGTTTCATTTATTCCTCTTTACAAGCTTAGTACTGGTTCCACCGAGAAGTATCTGTCATAGGTATCGGTATTCTTGAGAACCGTGATAACAAATGAATATCCGTCTGTTCCAGCATAGTTGAGAACAATGTTACCTGAAGTTGTTGCAAATCCAGTAGCGCCAGCCCAGGTTGTACCAGTGCTGGTGTAATACGAAGCAGTCTTACCAGCAACGCCTGTTGCACCATAGTATGGACTCTGGACGTAGTTATATGCTGTTGAAGAAAAATCTCTCTTTAGTCTAACCTGGCCAGTGCCGTTCATCACAAAAAAACCAGTCGCTCCTTGCCATGATAAATAACCTGGTTTGTCATAAGGGAACGACCAATTAATTGATTCTACTTGAAAATTGTAAAAAGGCAGGGGGCCTGTTGCACCGTTAATTGCACCTGTTAATGCAGCACCATTAACAACAATTGTACCTGTTTCCGATCCAGTTCCAGTAACTAACAGAACCGATCTGTTCTGATCTTCTTTGAGTGGTTGTATGGTTGCCATGTCTTTTCCTTAAAGCTGTTTTGAAATTTCTTTTTGCTTTTGTACAATAATTTCTTTGACTTTTTCAGCCATCAACTTATCCACTAGAGGACCAATGTTAGCAGGTTTGTTGTCCCTGGCGTTTTCAATAATACCTTTTAGTGCTTCCTCTTTTTTATTCATATATTCCTCAATAGAGTATTTAAGCTTGTTGCTCAACTTCAAATTCTGTTTCAGCAGAAGGTTCAGTAGGAGTTTCTCCCGCGTCGCCTTCATCTTCTAAAGCTTCTAAATCCTTGTCTGTATCTATCTTGTCGATCTGAACTTCAGTCATCTTCAGAATATGCTTCTTGATATAATCAACTGAAAAATAATCTTCGCCCAACTGTACTGCTGACTGAGCAAGTTCAATTCTTTTTGTCATGATTTCAGCTTCTGAATATTCCAAGAAGTGAGAGTCCTGTTTAAAATCGTAGAAGATTCTGGTGCTTAATTCTGAGTCCCAGTCTTCTGGTGTAATCACTCTCTTCAGGATCAACTGTTTTTTGAGCAGATCATGGAACAGTGCTGAAAATCTATTTCTAAGTCTCTGAATAAACTTGAAGAATTTAATTTCTTCGCGGTTGATCTCAGTTGCTCTACCTGTGTTAAACGTAGAGTTGTCTTCAATTCTCCCAACAGGCACGTTTAAACATCTGTACAACTTGCGCTGGAAGTATTTAATATCATCTAGTTCGCCAAGGTTTTGTCCTGATGGAAGGGTAGTGATTTCTGTTCCCTTACCACCTTCTCGACGAGGAATCCAGAAGTCGTCTTGCATCGAAAGAGTCTTCTTGTCATCCCTGATTTCACCAGTTTCGGCATCGTAAACAATCTTGTTACGATACTTACCCATGATTTCGTTTAGATATTGTTCGGCCTTTACCTTTGGAAGATTACCTACATCAACGTAAAAAATTCTTCGTTCAGGTGCACGCGATAGCCTATAGATAACAGTTGAATCTTCAAGCATTCTAAGCTGGTTCAATGGCTTAATAGCCTTATGTAGATAAGAAAGAACTACAATATTATTCTTATCATCAACCAACCCAGAGGTAACAGAAGCGATCGAGTCATTAGGAATCTTAAGAGATTGTTGATCGTTGTAGATATAAAACTCTTCTACATTGTCAATGATCTCAACGCCTCTCTTGTTTCTCTTACGATGAACTTCCTTGATCTTCTTGAGCTTTCTTGGGTCCATATAGGACAACTCTTGAATACCCTTTTCAGGACTCTTCGTATCAATAGCAATATAATACTGAATTCTACCATCTACATACCAACGCTTGAAGATTTCATAAGCGTTTTCTCTAAAGTTTAAAAGAGAAAGAACATTTTCAAATTCTTCTCTAATCAAACCCTTGATCTCGTCTGAATACTTTACTTGATCGAGGTTAACTTCAACTGGAGCTTCGTCGTCAACTGCGGCAATAGCTTCGTTAACGATTTCGTCTACAGCTGATTCTACTTCAGGCTGCAGGGAGATTTCGCGATATTTATTGATGAGTAGGTTTTCGTTAGTTGAAGAAAACTCAAGGTTGTAATGTGTTCCGAAATAACCGCCGCTCGAAACAATTGAACCTTCCGTGTCCACAGGAGGAACAACATTGTTTATTGACGGTGTCTCCTCCTGTGGTACTTCTTTCTTAACTATACTAAAACCAAAGAAATCAAAGGCCATGAATTTGTCCTATCAAACTAAGATCTGTCTGTTGTATCTATTGTTTCCCACCACTGATATTGTAATGTAACGGTATACTCTTCAAGGGCATCGTTTGTATCCCAAGCCACATCAATTGCTGCCAGGTCAGTTGGGAACATACCAATAAATCTATAAATCTTAATCGGTATTCCGTCTTTAGCGAATTGTGTTACATCAGCATTAGCTGTATAATCAGGATTTGTTCTGATGTTTCCAGCGTGTTGGTTGATACTACTCATCCATCTCTCAAATGCATTTCTTGTAATAAACGATTCGTCGTTGATTACAGTGACTGTCCATTCAGCGAATGTCTGGTCGCCAGCAACCTTAACCTTACGACCAAAGTATGGTACTTCGATCACACCAATTGTCTTACCAGGTAGCTGAGCGGCGCGGCAGGTAAACGAGAAGTTACGATCTGCTAAACCGCCGTCTGGAAAGTTGATAAACGCTTCAAACAGAGTTGGTCTTGCGCCTTCTCCGATTAGAGCTCCTTTAAAGTTTTGTAGATTAAATGCCATTGTTGTTTCCTCTTATCTCTTAGATATTTATAAAGGTTGTGGGGGAGTAAAAACTCCCCCGAACCTTAAAACTTTCCAACGATTTCACTAAATTCAACGCCTGTTCTAACAGCGATAAAGTTTAGCTGGATAAAATTGATCGAGCGCGCTGGCTTGATATAGATATCACCAACAAACGAGTTGGTATCAATGACCTGCCCAGTATTGTTTGTTTCGTCACAAACAACCTTAAAGTCAATAATACCGCGTCTGCCCTTTACATCTCGTAGAAAAGGTTCAACTAGACCAACGAACTGAGCACGTGTAAATTCGTCGTTTAGTTCGAAGAGAGAGAACTTAGCAGCAGTTGCAATCGCCTTTTCAAGAACAATGAACAATCTACGAACATTGATTCTGTCAAAAGCAGAAGGTTTAGCCAGAGCTGTTTTATCACCAAATAGAACAGTTCCAACTCCTGGCTGAGAGATAATCGGATTGACACCAGCTTGATAGATCGTGTCGCGTTCTGCCTTTGTAGCGTCCCAAGCAATCCTTGTAACGTTCTTGATTACACCACGGTTATAACCAGCTGGCGAGAACCAAGGATCATTTGTTTGATCAGTGCGAGCACAGAGACCAGCTACATCGCCGTTGCTTGGAATCCAACGATAAACGTCGTTGTACTTGTCATACTGATACTTCCAGTTACCGTCCATGAAAGCGTATGAAGAGTTGACATTTACGGTACTTTGTGAATAGGTTACGAGATCAGCTGCTTCAGAACCAACATTGTCTACTACATCAGCCTTGAGCGGAGAGAAGAATACAACACAATCTTTCTTAACTTCAGCGATGTTCTGAACAAGGTGTTTAACAGTTGTAGCTCCATTATCTGCAGCAATAATTAAATTTGCGTCAACTGATTCTGATAGGAACAGATCGTAACCATTTGTAATATCACCAGAAGTAGGTGAATTAGCATCTACACCGATATTAAGAGATTCTTCGATAGGACCAGTTGCACCCTTAAAACCAGTGGCCCCAGGAATTACTGAACCCCAAGCAGTACCAGTTGCACTAACGGCGGCTGTATGATTGCCCCACCAGATATACTGTGACTTCTTGTTAATTACATCTTTATAGTAGTTGCCTTCGCCTGTCTCGGTTTTAGCATCTGATGCCTTTGAAACGAAAGCATATTTTTCTAAAATTGTTCCAGCTGTTCCAGTAAACTGACCGTCTTCGTCAATAACTATAATATGGATTTCGTCATTGGCATAGGAGTTAGTCTTGGCAGCGTAATTTGATGTCCCAGGTGCTGTTTGAAAATTATTCTTGTAGGTCCAGGTGCTGTATGTTGCGGCATCAGCAATAGATACTTTCAAGGAGTTTCCGAGTGCACCAGGACACCTGGCAATCCAAGTTGTTCCTGAAATACCAGAATAATGATTCTGTTCATAGTCTGTTTCGTTTTCTACTAGGAAGCCTGTTGCACCTGTTGATGCATTTAATGCACCAGAGCCTACAACTCTGACAACCTTTAGATTGCCGCTGTATGAGAGGAAGTTTGCAGCTGAAAAGAAGTTATTGGCCGTGTCGTTGTTTGGCTTACCAAACATTTCAACCAGTTCGACTTCATTAGCGATTGTCTTAATTTCTTTTACTGGTCCCCATTGAAATGGTCCAGCGATTGCACCGACTGAAGTTGCAACGGCAGGGACGACCGTTGTTAGGTCGATCTCGCTTATGTTTACTCCTGGGCTTACTTGAAATGCCATGTTTTTTCTCCTTAGATGAATAGTAAAGATTTAATATACAACCATTATTTATAAAATTGCTATTTTCAAGAAAGCAGCCAAGTCACGTCTTCTGAAGCTTCGTCGAGACCATTTATACCAACTAAGGAAGGAGGACTATCTGGTTCTATAACCAATCCTCCAGGTATCCCGATTAACTCCTTGAAATACATCTGGGTTGTTAACCAACCAAACATAACCAAATTAATAGTAAGATCGTCGTTGTTTCCATTGGAAGCCATAAACGACCCGTTCTTAGCAATAAAATTTGAAAGCTCTAAGATCTGCTCTTCAGTCAAATCCGTGAGTTTCTTTTCTTCGATTAATCCTTTTAGAACTGTACAACCAATCTTTTTTACCGTCTTCGTCATTTCCACACCAAGCAAAGATGACCTCGAGAATCCTGATGAGACGACCTGTTTCTTTCCGTCAATCGACGTAGAAGCTATGTTGTCGTATTCATAATCATTCCAACAAAGGTCCGCTACACCTGAACCCATAGCGTTTCTCTCGATAATCAAATAAGCCTTGTTGTAACGATTACAAATCTCTACAATTTTTTGTGGGAGATCATATGGTCTAGTTTGATTACACTTCCACGTGTACGCTACTTTGTATTTATTGTCTGTAATATCGACGACAGTTATCGCCGAATAATCGCCAAGATTTCCTCCAGCTACGTCTACCATACAAGCATAGGCTCTATCGTGAGACGGTGGATGAACTTGCGTAGATTTCTGATCTGGTTTTATAACAGGTGCTGCTACTAATTCTCTCAGTCCTGTTGCAGAAATAAGTGTGTTGGAAGAACCCAAGAACTCGTTACCGTATTCCTGCCTGAATCCGTGTTCTCCTAAGATTTCTTCTTGTTCTTTTTTCCACTTCTCATCTCTACCTGGAACTTGATGCCATTCAATATTAAATGGATAGAACTCGTTCTTCTTCGCTTGTGCTTCTGTGAAGAGTTTGTAAAATAGATTTAAACCATTCGGAGTTGATGAGATAACAATCTTCGTTTCCTTACCTGAAGAGATAGTCGGAAACGTACTTTTAAAGAATTCTTCAGCGTTTTCAACGAAGGCGAATTCGTCTAACAGAAGAAGGTTGATTGAATAACCTCTGATTGCTGTTGAGGATGTGGCCGAAGCAATAATTCTTGATTTGTTCCCCAACTCAATAGAACCTTTATTTAATACCTTAGCACCTGGTTGTAAGAAAAACGGGATAGTCTCGTAAGCAGCAACAATTCTTGCTAGGATTTCTCTGGCAATAGGAGCCTTGTTTGCTAAGATAGCTACGGTTTTGTCTGGGTTGAAAAATACATACCATAGCACATAGGCCGCAGAAGTAATTGTTTTACCTGACTGTCTAGGTGATAGAAGGATTACTCTTCTTTCTCTGTGGAAAGCCTCAATCAAACTTTTCTGATATCCGCGTAACTTAAAAGGAATAAAGCCTTCGTCGAGTGAATTGATCTTGACGTATTTTTCAATGAAGTATACAGGGTCTTGGGAACAACGCAGATATTCTTTTACTTGATCCTCTGTGTAGTTCTCTGGTAAATCAGTTTTCTTAATTAGAGGATTTAAGTAATATGGCTTTTTATTCTCTATCAAGTTTGCCATTTTTTATCAGCTGTTGAAGCTCAGCAGTAGAACCCACAAATATATTGTTCTGAGTGTTGTTCTGCGTCTTAGGCTCTTCTTTCTTCGAATTGTTCAACTCAACTAAGGTCTTCGCCACTTCCGATGTAGTCTTTATAAGGTTAGATACTACCTCGTATGCCCTCGGTGATTCTGATGCTTTAGCGAAATCCAAGAGGTTATCCAGAGCGTCCTTTGATTTATTTAAAAGATCATGATGAACTTCTCTGGCTTTTTTAATATCTTCTTCGTTATTATCAGCGACAGGTGTAAGAACAATCTCTGACGGTTGTGTTGGAGTTAAATCAAACACTTGTGTTAATTTCTGGTCGCTCATATTTAATATTTATGCTGCGACTAATATTACTAATATTCTTATCGTAAAAGAAAAGTTTTCTGTAAAAGAAATATTTGTATTATTTGTGACTTCAGAATAAGAGGCACAATCTTGATAATCTCTGTAATTTTTTCAAAAATACAAAAGCTAGTTTCATGACAAGAAGTTGACCCAACCTTCAATATGCTTAGACCAGTCATAATGTTCTCTGGCATAGTCTTGAATCTGGATACACTTCTTTTTATATTCTTCTGGGTTATTATAGAAGTGAGCTAGATTCTCGTACAATGATTTACAGTATTCTTCTTCTGGTAACGGAAGTACAACACCACCGCCTTTAGGTCCGTGTTCTTCAAAGTACCCGACAGGAGTAGAAAGAACTAAACGACCAGCCGCAGCCGCTTCCATAGAAGGTAAACCAGCAGATTCTTCGATAGAAGAAACAGCTAGCGCGTCT